TCTTGGTTGAGGTAATTATCTGGATTACGGTAAACGTATTCAGGTTTTTGTATGATATTTCCAGCATCATTTGTTTTTTCATCACGAAACGCAACACCAGTACCTGTAATGCGTAAAGCATAAAGATACATATTACCATATTGTTGAGGGCTATCTAAATCCCCAGAAATAATAGCTCTAGCAACATCCAATTCGTTCATATCAACTCCAATCCTTTTTTCGTCAACATTTCTTTAGGTAACTTTCTTAAACTATAGATATATTCGTAAGAACACCGACAATAGACTTCTTCGGCTGGCATTGTTATTTGGTCAGTATATCCTGCAACACCAACTTTCATTAAGCCATCTTCCATAGCCCAATTTCCCCGTATTGCATATATTTTATCATCACGTTCTTTATGATCGACACGATAATTATAATTTGCTTGTCTGAAACGTGAGTGCCATATAGCCGCAATTGCTCCACCACCTTCAGCAACAACTGCATTAATATTAGCAGTCAACTTATGACCTTGATCTATAATCACCCTTCTTTCTTCAAAAGGCAATGATGCTAATGGTTTTGCAATGTTTGCTTTAACTTCTCTTTTGGCGACAACATCAGATCCGCCATTAGGAATAGATGATCCCCAACCTTGAAAGCGTTGCATAGTACGCTCTATCATTTGCTCACGATTTAACGTAATCAAATTAGCAGATGTCGCAATTCGTCTGGTTAATTCGCCACGCAGTTCTGGCTTAACTTTATCAATGGTAAATTTGGATACGCCTTTATGCTTGGTAATAGCAGTAGGGCTTGTTACTAGGCGTTTAAATATATCACCCATAGCGTCATCAAGTTTTTGCTTAATAACATGATCTGGTTGCATTTCTTGAATGAGTGCATTGCGTAGAGCCTTCATCCACCTATCAATGCGAGATTGGCTATCAAAGCCATTAATGGCAATGTCTATAACTGCTTTGGTCAATACTTCTTTAAACTTCATTGCTACCAAAAGGTTGCGCTTGTTCAGCTTGTTCTTGTTCAGTTTGCTCTTGTTCAGTTTGTCCAAATGGCATTACTGGCTGTGGATCGTACGCCATTAATAACTCCATATCAAAATTCAACTTATTAGGGAATGTCATTTTTAATTCATTGACGTTTTCAGCAGCCCATTCAAGCAATACTGCTTTGTTTTGTGGGTCAAGATGAGATACTAATTTATCAACTATACCCTGTATGCCATCTAACTTTACTTTTTCAGAATTTAATATTGTTTCTTTACGTTCATCTATTAAATCAGGAAATTTTGCTATAAAACTATTTGCCCAACGATAAAACGCAGTCATATAGTCTATAGCACCATATTCCGCTGGCATCTGTTGTTGTAGCGTTGCATAAAAGTCTGGAGTCCATGCTTTGCGTTGCACAATCTTAGTCATAAACTCAAATGACTCTTCCATGTCCATACGCACACGATCTATAAACTGTGCAATTGCTTTGGCATCTTCTGTGCCTTCACCAAAACCTTCAGCAAAACTATCTTGCGTTAATAACTGCGCTGGCGTTTCTGCGGCTGTGGCAATATTGGTTATAATGTTTTTACGGGTAATTGATACCGCACCTTCAATATTTGTAAGGTTTATTGATTCAACAGATTCTTCCAATCCCATACTAAACACATTACCCGTTCTAGCATCTCTTAATACTTGGCGTTTTATGTTAGCGGCTTTGCTCATTATATTGTCAACAATAGAACCAGCTTGTTTCATCTTGGCTACTAACAAGCCAGCTTTATCCTGCACCAAATCATCGGTAATCATTGATCTGATAAATGATTTTAGCGGAAACAAGGCACGTTGATATTTACTTCTGCCTACAAAACCAAAAGCAGAGCTTGTAAATTGTATGTACACTGGATCTTCATTCATCACCACTAAACAGCGTGACGGATGATAAGCTTCACCGGCTACCGAAACAGAAACGGGCGTTTGAAATGTTTTTGATGCAGGATTTTGGTCTAGCACTAATGAACCAGCGGTATTCATTGGGTCAAAAGTATGGAATATTATTTCCAGTTCATGCAATCTATCTGGTGGAATAATATCTGAACGCTTATAAGGCAAATCAGTATCAGGATTAATTCCGGTAACATCATATGCTAATGTAGCAACACCATAGATAGAGGCAAGTCTAGCAACGTTCTCAATATACTTGTCGCACTTCATCAACTTCCATTGACGTTCAAATGATTCTGTAACTAAATCTTCTGGACTATCTGGAACGGATATTTCTCGGGCTTTTGATAACGCCAATGATATTGGTGCATCAATTAACTTTTTACCCATCGGATGATAGGTATATATTGTTTTACATAATTGATAGCTTGGTTCACTGCCCGGCTGGATAAAATCCGCCATAAGTAATTGCTGTAATGGGCTATCTAATGCACTACCGCCTATTTCAAGAGTTGACATTATTCCTTATCCTGCCTTTATGACGTTGTTAACGTAATATATCATATTATTTTAAAATCCGGCATCATTACCTAGCGCAATGGCTATCCCATAACTAAAAACGTCTAAAAGGTCATCCGCCCGCTTATAAGCATCTTTATCACCAGGTCTAAATGATAGCACTTGTGATAATAAATGATTCCGTGATACGCCTTTAAAAGTAACTTGTCGGTTATAAGCTTGCTCTGTTAACTTTACCATTCCACGATATACATAACCGGATACAGATAACGCCCGTTCATCTTTTCCCACGCTTGTTAGCTTGGAATCAATTGCAGTTGCGTCCCAACCACGCCTAAGAGCTTGTTGCAATAAAATCATACCAGAGGCTTTATCTTCGATAAAAACCCCAGCACTGCCCATTCTAGCCTTATATTGTATTGATAAGGCTTCGAGGTTTTCATATACAGTCGGTAGCCATGTTTCAAGCAGTGCACCATCTATTTGTATGATGTCATAATCTAGGATTAATAATGGCGTCCCATAGTGCTTATTGATAGCACAATATAAAACCGCCGTGCCATCGTGCTGGCTGCCAGACTTTACTGCACTATCAATAACAGCGAATACTGTAAAAGTTGGAATATCATCGTATATATAGCCATTTCCATTGACTAAAAGGTTTTCTAGGTTGAAAAAACACTCCCCAGACCAATCTACGAATTCTGCCAGGTATTCTTGCCTATATACTGCCGGATGGTTTTCAGCTTCCAGTTTGATTAATTCTGATTCTGGCAAGTATGGATTAGTTGCGCTAGGTGCGTGGAATTCAGTAAAACCTAGACTTTTGTCAGTACAAATGCGATAAAACCAATTTGCTTCATTAATGCCATCGGGGGTACTAAACACCCACGCGCTACCCGTCATATCTAATAAAGTCGGTTTTATGGCACGTTCCCATATATCCGCCATTGTGTTATCTTTAGCAAATGCCGCCTCATCAATAAAAACATGATTATATTTTCTGGAACGTCCAGCTCTTTCATTCTCTAAAGACCAAAAGTCTATACGCCCTCCCGTTTCCGTTCTTATAACGCCCTCTGTTTTACTGGCATTTTTGACTATAGGCGACAACATATCGAGTAATTCGTTATAAACTTCTCTTAATATACGATAATCAGGCGCAAAAATACCGATGTTTAGACCTTTAGCAGAATAGTTACCTGCTAGTATTTTGAGTAAATCAGTCTTACCCCATCGCCTACCACAGCGTAAGACTGTAAACCGTGAGCGGTTATTATAAGCGGATAATTGTCCAGCGTGGAACGTAGGTAAATAAAGCTCTTTTGACATTAGGAGGTTATCCTATCAATAGAATGATAGTCTATAAGGTGCGGTTTTACTGGAATGTTAAGGTTTAAAATAAAATTATACCGTCAATTATACCGTCAAAAATACAATGTAACCTAGTCAGGCAAGCCGCCAATAATGGTTAATACGTTATCCTGAGTATCATCGTGCAATAGTTCTTTACGGGTTTTTTCCAGTGAATTGATACGACCTAAAAATAAATCTATTGTTTTAGGTAGATCTTTTAAACTATCAGGATCATTTGTTTGAGCCTTTAACGCTCTTGCTAGTTGTATCCTGGCTATTGATAGTTCGTGATCAAGTTTACCCAAAAGACTATTAGAATCTTTTTCCAGCTGTTGATCTTCTTCGCTTAAAAATTTACTGTACACAGCACCCGCCTTTACTCCATAAGTGTTATTTTTTGCCGCTCCAATAGACTTCCCTCCATGCATACGACACTTTGTTTTTTCTTTTACGGCATGACTATTGCATTGTACGCCTGAGCGTTTACTTTTTGCTGTGCATCGCATGAGGTAGTTTTTTTATTATCGCCTCTACAGCCCCCGTGAGTGCTGAATTTTGGCTATTAATTTAAAGGTTTGAAGTTATTTAAAATATATCATCAATAATTAATAAATACAAAATAGTTTAAAAATAAATAATAAAACTATTATATTTTATTAATAAACCTGTATAATTTAATCATACCAACCACAAACCAAAGAGTATATAAAATGAAAACAATTAAAATTAACAAAACAATTATTACAGTCTTACCAGGTAATCTTGTTTTAATCCCGGACTGCAACACCTACGGTTTTTTTTCCGAAAACAGAACTTACTCAACCGGCACTGTACGCAGCAAGAAAAATAAGTTTATTGGTTATTATGCCAACTATAACGGAAACATTCAGATTGATATATGAACTCATAAACCAAACGAGATTATAAAATGAAATTATCAATCTTAATAATATCAATTTTAACTATATCTTTAATTTTAACGGCGATTATCTTGTCATTGCCTCAAATGGTATTTATTAATTGCCTATTAGGTATCTTGGCAATTATATCTTTTCTACCATTAATTTTATTAAGAGCTTAAAACTATGAATAACCTGCTATATACAAGCTTTAAAATATACATATTATCCGGACTTGCGTCCATCGCCTTTATTGGTGGTATACGGGTAATTTGCATCATTCTATCTAACCTTAACTAAAAGAGTATATAACCATGAAACACTGCAATATAGAACAAGAACAAGAACATATTTTAGATAATAACGGCGCTTTTTTTGCCTTTAGTAACAAACAATTTAATACTTGCGCCAATCCTAAACTAAATTATAAAAGTTTAGGCGGTGGGCTCTATTGCCCTGAAAATAATATTTCATTACAAACACAATTAAAAGATTCTTATAACTTTAAAATTCAGTGGGAGTTATTAAACAACAGTTTAAAAGATATTATCTTTTATCAGTTAGCAAATCACGAGGCACAAATAACGGGTGATTATAGCGACGCTTGCGAAGCTTTAAAACCTTATGGCATAACAGAAGATGATATAAAAAAAGAATGGTTTGGCTATTTTCAACACTGTATTGATAACGACTATTTTTAAAAAGGACTATAACTAATGTTACATATTACAAAACACTCACCATCCCATAAATTAGCGGGCTTCCATTCACTCAATACAAGCACTCTATCAAATGAATTTTGTATAAAAATGATGAAAAAACAAGAATCAAAAACCGATATCAGTATTATATGCCAGGAATGCTATGCTGCTACAATGCAAAAAAGGTATAAAAACCTGGATATTGCTATATCAAAAAACGGCCCATTATTATCAAGAGGCCCATTACCAATAAGATATATACCAGTTATAGATGCAATTGCTTTTCGTTTTCATTCTTTAGGTGAATTAATCAATCTAGTTCACCTGGTAAACTATGCAGCTATAGCAAGGTATAATTCTAATACCTTTTTTACTCTATGGACTAAGCGCAAGGATATAGTTAGCGCCTATTTTAAGGCTGGTAATATAAAACCCAATAACCTGTCTTTTATTTTTTCCAGCGCTGTTATTGGCAAAATTGAAAAATTGCCTATGTATTTTGATAAAGTCTTCACAGCTCACAATAAAAACACCCAAGAAACTATTAATTGTCATTCAAAATGTATTGATTGCATGCTCTGTTATACAAAAAATGATGTTATTTATATTAATGAAGTAGTTAAATAAGGGCTATATAAAATGAACTCAGTATATAAAACTCAATGCAAAACTTTTAAAATCGCTCAATATCTGGCTGGTGTGCATGGTAACGTATCATCAATTAATGATATCTTAAAACCACCCTATTGTCTAAGACTAGTAAAAGAATACAGAACTTTAGACGTTCAAAACTTTAGAGATCAAGTGGCGCGCTATATTACTGAATCCGATGGGGAATAACATGAAAAATAATAAATATATATATTTGTATGTTTTGCAAGGTTCATACAATTTTGGTTGGGAGGATCTAACCACTAGTGAGTTATTAAAAGAAATTAAACAAAATAAAAAAGAATACCAAGACAATGAAGGCAGGATTTATAGGATTATATCCAGAAGAGATTTAAATCCATCATTTAAATAACCATAAGAGTATATAAAATGAAACTAAAAGATTTAAGATTAGCACTAAGCGCAACACCAAAAAAAGCAGATATCAGATATTATTTAAATGGACTTAATATCACTAAAACTCATGTAACCGGGTCAAACGGGTATTTGCTATGCCATATAAATACCTATAAAAATGATATTCCAGATGATAATATTATTATTCCAGTAGAAACTGTTAAGGCAATCCTCAAAAAAGTTGGCGGCAAGATGTGCGATAATTTTGAAGTTGGTATATTATTAATTAATAAACAGTACCAACTCCAATGCATGGATCAAATAGAAGTTTTTAAGCCTATTAACCATATATATCCAGAGTTTAAAAAAATAATTGAGCCTATAAAAGTTAATAATCATGACGAAAATTTAAACAAAATACAGCATCAATTTGATTGGTCGTATGTTTCCATTGCCAATGATGCAATATGTAAATATTTTGGTGATACCACGCCTAAAAGATTATATAGTTTTTATAAGGCCGGGTATTTTATGCCGTCATTAGATAATGATATTATCTATGTCATTATGCCAATGAGGAATTAAAATGAAAAATTACAAACAATTACCAGGTAGACCAACTATACCAGATGATCTGAAAAATAAGGGGGTTATGGTAAGTCTACCCATTATTCTTGTTAATAGATTAAAACTGGAAAGAAATAAAAGTAGATTAATTCAATATTTATTATTAAAACATTTTAAGTTATAACCCAATAAACCCATAACCCTATAATTCTAATATAACCCGCCTAACAAGCGGTTTTTTTTTGCCTTGAATATCTATAAATATCCATTTTAAGCTACTTTTAAAGCTTACCCGCTAGCCTACTATTGCCCATCATAAAATCATTCAACTATAAAGTTATTTAATACTTTAAAACGCCTATAAATCTATATAGTTATAACGTGACAAAATGCCATATTCCACTCTATCAAGAAACCGCCTATAATCATTCTATCTTATTGATTATTATCAATATACCTTTAAAAACACGTTTTAAAGCTCTTTTACAGTTTGCCTATGCAGTACCATTACTTTTTATTTAAACGCCTTAAAACGTATATTTTAAAAGTGATGTAAAAACCCTAAAAAGCTTTATTTTAGATAATTTTTTGAGGTAAAATCCCTATTATTAAAATAATAGTTTAGTAAAATAGT